CTGTTGGCTCTGGCTGTGCGGCAGGAGCATTAGGAGCACCCTCGGGCTCCGCAGGGGCTTTGAAGTCTGGGTTAAACGCCGCAAACGTACCAAACTCTGTAAGTTTTTTTACATAATTTAGGGCGTTATCGCCAAGCGGTTTGCCTTCGGCTTGAGCTTTGATCTCGTCAGGGCCGCTGTGGTAATAGATAGCCGCAAGCATGGGCTTATTTTTGGCATAAGCCAAAGACTCTTTGAGGTTTTTAAGTCCAGCTTCAAGGTTTTTGTCAGCATCGCGCAGGTCTGCTTCAGAGTAGCCATAAGCCTTACCAGTTGATGGCTTGACTTGCATCATCCCAATTGCACCTTTGGGGCTGTCAATTGTTTTGGGGTCAAGGCTACCTTCTTTGAAGGCAATAGAGACAGCAAACGAAGGATCAATGCCCATGGCTATGGCGGCTCTAGCCACCTTCTCAGCAACTTGAAGCTGGTCTTTGTTCAGCTCGCGGATAAAACTAAGTTTGAGATCAGCCATTATCTAAGTTGCCTCTCTATGTTTGCTTGCGCCGCATCTAGATCTGGTCTACCACCAGAAGAGCTTGCGGCAGGTCTGCCACCACGAAGGATTGAGCTTAAACGACCCTCATACTCACGCGCCATCTTTTTGTATTCAGGCGTTTGTTTAAAGTCGTCAATCTGCATTCTGTTTCGAGCAAGCTTACCTCCCAAATCTTCAGCAAATTTGGAGCGCTCGATCAACATGTCAGAGATCTTGTTAAAGCTACTGACAGACATCTTTGTGTTGATCGTCGTGTCAGCAAACAGTTTACGCTCACCGTCAGTGATAGTGCCCTGACCCTTAGACAACAAGCTTGCCGCAAACTTAGCTTGAGCCATCAACGTGGTCGCTTCAATGTAGCGATCCATCACGTCTTGTTTGCGCGCCATGTAGTCCTTGTTGTTTTCGTTAGGATTACGTGGAACGCTCAAAGCGATGTTCATTGAAGTAAGAGCTTCACGGAAGTTCGTAGGCGCAAACACCGTGTCTTCAACCATTTTTGCCAACGCTGTTTTAATCTTTGGCTTCTCAAAGATGCCCATGAACAACTCAGAATTAGGCTGGTTGATGACATCCTTGGCGCTCTGGGCAATGATACGAGTGCTCTCAGCGGCTTTGACTGCATCCATGGCTTCGCTGGTTCGACTAACTCTGCCTTCGCCAGTTTTTGTGCCTTCAGCTTTAATCTGTGCCGCCTCTGCCTCTGATTGTGACGTGGTGGGTCGTGGAACCTGCGCTGGCGCTCCAGCAGGCGCCACATTAGTAGGTGTTGCGTTAGGGGTAGATGGTGTGGCAGGCTTGGCTTGTGGGCCGAACACAATCATTTTTGCCAGCTCGGCATATTTGTCTGGGTCTTGTTGAGCTTCACCAAGCATTGTTGCGTGTGTTGCAGGAATTTTATAATTGCCATACCCGTAAATATAAGTGTCTGTTGGAGTTGGATCAAACCCAAACTTCTGACCAGTCAATGCGTTTACTCCAACCGTACCTGCTGGGTTAACTACCATGTTTTTGCGGCGAGCTTCCATAATGTCCTTGCGGATCTCATACGGATCTTTGTTAGCGGCTATACCTCGTTTGTAATCTAACTTTTCTTGCGCGGTAAAGCCTTCTGGTTGAGCAGGGAACAACTGTGTGCCAACAGGCCCTTGCTGAGCCATAGGAGCAGGAGCTTGGGGCGTAGGAAGCGTAGGAGGCTGTGCCATAGACAAAGGTGCTTGGGCAGGTGCTTGTGCAGACGGAGCTGGCATAGCAGGCGCCTGAGGAGCAGTTGGCAAGCCACCAGTAGGTGCGGCTGTAGGAGCAGGCTGAGGTGCGGGTTGAGGAGCTACTTGAGGAGCTACAGGCGGCTTTGCATAAGGTGACTCTACGCCTAGATCTTCATTGATCAAGCGTTGCTTCATCTCAGCTTGTTTTGTTTGAATTTCAGTTGATAGACCTTGCGTAGCCATGTCCAAACGCATTTTTGCCATTTCCATGATGCGCTTATCTTCAGCAGACTGGGCAGGGCCTACCGCCGCGGCGACGTTGCCTAACGACTCACCAAAAGATCCAGTCTTTGTAGGCGCCAAAAAGCCTTGAGCCATGGCAAGGTAAACAGGATCTATTAAACGATTTTGACGCTCTTCAAATTTTTCTTTAGCATTTTTTTGAGCGTCTAAATACGTTTGCATGGCATCACCGCCAATGACACTTGTAAAATCTGGTGGTTTAGTAGCCATGTTTTACCTTAATCTTGAGGGCCGCTTAATTGTTCAGGGGCGCCAGTAAATTGATCGCCTATGAATTTAAACGCTCTATCAAGCAAACCAGATTGATCTTTGTTTGTACCAGCCGCAACCAATGAACCCAAACCACCAATCTGCGACAACACGGAGGGGCCGTAGGACGAGGCAGGGCCGTCGTACTTCTCGGTTGTAACCGTTGGGTACGTATAACCACGTAGGATCTGCGCTACGTTACCAGCCATTGTGGTTGGTGCGTTGATAATGGCTTGGTTTTGAGCCTGCTCAATAGCGCCAATGTCAGCACCAGTCTTTAAACCAGTCGTTGCGGCTTGCTGTTCCTGAGCACCCAAAGTGCCTAGCATTTGACCAGCTTGTGTCTGACCACTCATCTCACGCAAGGCGGCATCAAGGGCTGATTGGTAACCAGCCGCACGTCCCTTATTCTGTTCTTGCAGTAGGGCGGTGTTCACGTCGCCCATGGTTTGACCCAAGGCGTTGGCATAGCGTTGACTACCTAAGCCACCAGTCCCCACAAAGCCACCCTTGAGTTGGGGCATAAGGTTACGTTGAACGTTAGTAGCGCTTTGTACGCCCATGCCGCCGATAACGGCGTTCTCGTAGGGGTTGTAGAACTTAGAGATGTCAGCCTGATCAATCCCTGCGCCAGCTTGACCAGCCGCCAAAGCCTCGTCCATGGGCGTTTGATAACGCATCAACGCTTCTGGCGCATAGGTAGCTACGTCTTTTTGAAGCTGGCTCAAAGGGGCTACATAAGGCGTCCCAGCGGCTGTAAGCGCCGCTTGTGTAGGTGCTGTGTATGCGCCAGTTACTGGGTCTTTTGTGCCCAAAGCCTGCTGACCTTGCTGTGCAAGCTGGGTCAGGTAATCCGTCAGGTACTGAGGAGCTACAGCCGACGTCTCTCTGGTCGTCTGTACATTTGGTGGTGCTTCACCTTGGAATAGTCCCATTTTTTAGCTCCTTACCTGTTTCTTTAGGTAGTCAAGTGGTGATTTCAATGCTGGCGGAGGTAGGTCTTTGGGCTTCTTAGACCTAGCCCTAGCGCGTATAGAGTGCATCATTTCGTATAGTTTATCTGAACCTGCCTTGGTTGAGCCATTTCCTAGAGCAGAAACTACGTCCGCAGGGAACACAAACTCACCGTCAGCCAACATGGCTTTGATGTCGTCAGACTGTCCATCGCCCTCACCAGCGACGTGGGCGCCATGGCGGAAGTCCAAACGACCATCACCTCGTGGAAGAGCTCCCAGAGCGCCTCCAGACTTGACCAGCAAGGGTAGGGGCATAGCGCCACCAGAAGCCATCTGAAGGGGGGCAACGTAGCCACCAGCTTTAAAGCCTAGCGATCCCTCTTCCTCTTCAGACTTTTCACCAAACAGCGAGTCTAGGTCGTCTGGGGCTGTGCCGTATTTCCAATTGCCTTGATCTGGCATATCTGGTTCCTGTGTATTAACTTGAGGTAATGCTGGCATTTTCTCAGTATTCATGCCTTCTTGCAAAGCCTGTAGTTTGGCAAGCGGATCCACGAACTTATCCTGAGTCATGTACGCCTTGAGCATCTGAGGGGGAAGGCGGTCTAAATCACCAGCCATAGCGGCTCCAGCCAGTAAACCTGAAGTTAAACCTGCCGCTTTTTTCTTGGTGGACGTCTTGGGTGTTGTCGTTGGCGTGACTGGTGTAGCTGTAGGCGTACCAGAAAGCAAGTCATTGATCGTGCCGATCAGTTCAGTCTTTTCTACGGCAGACGTTGCTGTTTCAGTTGCAGACTTTTTAAGCTCATCAATGTTGATGTTAATGTTTGTATTGACGTTCGTATTGACGTTTGCATTAACAGCCGCGTTTACTGCGGCATTGACAGCGGTGTTAGTGTCTACGCCAGCATTCACAGCCGCGGCTACAGCCGCATTAACGGCGGCATTGACGTTTGCATTGACGTTTGCATTTGTATTGGCATTGACGTTGGCGTTCACAGCCGCATTGATTGCCGCATTTACCGAGGTTGTAATTGCTGTAGTGGCGTTCACATTACTGTTAAGCGCAGTTGTAACAGCAGAGTCCACAGCGGTCGTTACGGCAGTATTAGCGTTCACGTTGCTTGAAATAGCAGTTGTGATTGCAGAAGTCACGGCTGAATCTACAGCGGTTGTTACGTTTGCGTTGCTACTTGCCGCGGCAGTAATAGAAGAGCTAACAGAAGAGCTAATCGCTGTCGTTGTGTTTGCATTGCTAGTGGCGGCAGATGTGATCGCGCTTGTCACGGCTGAGTTGACAGAGGTTGCTACATCAGCACCTGTTGCAATACTAGCTGTTACCGCACTGTTAACAGTGTTTGTAACCGCTGTATTGACACTAACGCCAGCACTTGTGGCGGCAGTAATAGAACCAGACACAGTCTGAGATACATTAGCACCACTTGTAATCGCTGAGCTGACGGTTGAATTGATCGCTGTGGTTGTGTTTGCACCAGCGGTAATTGCTGAGTCAATAGATGCCGTAACTGTCTGATTTACGTCAGCACCGCTTGTTACGGCAGAAGAGACTGCACTTGTGATAGATGAACCAGCATCAGCTCCGTTGGTAATTGCTGAATTAACAGAAGCACCAACAGCAATCTCAACGCTTGATCCACCAGACAAAGAAGTCTGAACAGAGTTTGTAATCGCTGTGTTTACACTTGCCGCATTACCAGAAGTAACGGCGGCTGTAATGTTGTTGTTGATTGTTGTAGTTGTGGCAATGTCACTAGGTGAAGTTGCAACAGCAGTACCCTTACCAACAGCTCCACCAAGAACCGTCTGCGTCAGGGCTTTGTTGACATCTAGTTCTTGACCAAGAATTGCATTGACAGCCAAAGACGAGCCGCCCTCTTGACCGCCTTCAACAACACCCTCGCCAACAATCTTAGTACCAGCTTTAGCGCCAATATTTCCAATTTTGCCAACAACAACGTCTGCAACCTTGCCTAGTGTTAACTGAACAGCGGCTTCTGCCATACCAGCGGCGGCGCCAGCTTTCCTTGCGTCTGACAAAGCGTCGGCGTGGGTCTTTCCCTTTTTGATGGACTCGTCATAAGTTTCTAGGGCGGCATTACCTGCGGTCTCTGCGGTGTCCATGGTTCCAGTTGCAATCAAGATGCCTTTGACGGTTCCGCCCCCGAGAAAGAGGCCGGGCAACTCTTGCCTCAGCTCCACCTCAACCTGACGACCCAAACCGCTCGTGCCATCCATGATGCGACCAGCCAATATGCCAACCTTTTCCCAACCGTTAGCATTTTGAATCAACTGTGTGGTGTCGTTCCAGTTCTTTGTATCTACTACACCATTGCCAATACTTTGACCAACTTTAGTCAAATCGTTACCACTTTTTACAAAAGCGTCAGCTAATGGTTTATTGTTTGTTATTAAAGCCAAACCACCTGCAACATTCTTTTCTAAGTTACCAGCGGCTTCGTATGCCGTGCTTACGCTGTTTGTGATCGGGCTGTCTGGGTTGTTCTTCAAGTAATCATTTGCCGCCGCACTGCTCAGCTTCATTTGATTTTGAATTGTGTTGGCAAGGTTGCTAAAGAAACCTGTTGACTCAATTTTCTTTGTGGAGGCGGTTTGTTGCTTCAGAAGCTCATCTGCGGCAGTAGCTCGTGCGGCGGTATCACTTTGTGCGCCGACAGTCTTAGATGCATCTGTAACTGTAGCCAGATTGGTTTTGTTTAACTGATCAATCGTAGGGCCAGATAGGTCTGGGCGCTCTTGAGCAGTAGCGGCGCTGTAGCTCTTTCCATTCCATGTGAACACATCTTTAGCGCCAAGACCGCCTTCACGAGCAATTCTGAACGCTTCGTCTCTTGATGATGCGTTGGCAATGTTGTTCTTTAACTCTTCTGTTTTGGCTTGGTTAATAGCGTTATTGACAGCAGAGCTTGATGCGCCCATGTCGTATGTGACACCACCATAGGTAAATGTTGAGCCTGTGGGATTGCGGGTCTTAGCTAAAGCTTGAGCTTCTTCTAGCGTGTCAGCTTCAGTGTTACCAATGTTGGTGTTGTTAGCTTTTGCAGTTGCGGCGGCTTGCGCGTCTACACCTTCAAATTCACCACCTTTAAGATTGGCGGCAGTGTTTGTTTTGAGTGCATCACCTTCAAGCAGAGCAATCGTGTTGCCAGCGTTGTTGTTGTCAATGGTGTAAGTCTTGCCATCAAATGTGAACTTACCGTATCCAGCATTATCAGCCGCTTGCATCGCGGTATTGATGTCTGTTGATCCAGTAGCATCAAATGTCGATGCCTTTTCAATTTCAGTATTGACAGCGTTGCTGACAGCGTTATTGATAGTTGTATTTGCTTGAATAGCCGTAGCAACAGTGCCTGTCTTAGAAGCTGTTGTGGCGGCATTTGCGGCATTAAACCCAGCGTCAATTAAGTCGCCAACAGATATATCTCCGCCGTTCTGAATAGTGGTCTTGACTACACTCTTGACAAATGTCTTCTCGCCTGCGCTTAGATCACTGAATCCCGGGACGTTACCAACAATAGCATCTGTGCCAACATCAATGCCACCAGACAACAACAAGTTGCCAATGTCAGCCTTGCCGCCAGAAGAAACAAACTGACCAGCACCCTTGGCAAGAACTTTAGTTGCGTCGGCGCCTATTGAGCTAACAAGGTCAGTTGATCCAGAGATGCTCCCAGCAACTTCGCCGCCAACGTAAGCAAGCAAAGCGCCTTTGGCTATGTCTTCAATGCTCTTGCCCATAGCGGCTTGGAGTGCGGCAACGCCTGCGGGGCCTCCAAAGTAACCAGCGGCAACAGTTGCTATTTTCCCAAGAATTGGATCGTCGCCAATCATCCTAACTAGGTCGTTGGAAGACGCGCCAGTTGTGTAAAAAATAGGCTTTCCACTGGCATCAAAGCTTGTTCTAAAAGCTGTATTGCCGTCGCCTGCAAAAGTGCCTGACCAAGCGCTACCACCTGATCGATCATAGTCACTGATCAGCTCTTGACCAGTTACTTTGTTTCCAATAACTTTTTCAGTGCCAATTGGGGCTGTGTACGTCGTGGTTATGTTACCGCTCTCACCGCCATAATCAGTATTTTCTTTGACCAAGCTTGAGTCAACAGCTCTGCCAAATGCATCAACAAAACCACCCTGACCGTCAGGCGTAACTTGAGCGTCAACCTTTTTGTCAATCAGTGCAACTTGATTGATGTCAGTTACGCCAGACGCAACCAAGTTCTTAGCCATGGCTTCAGCGTTTGCTTCTGGAGAACCAAAACCTTGACCAGTCCACTTAGACGTAGTGCCCTGAGCCAAGATTTGATCTTTGACTTTGTTTACATCTGTAGTGCTAACGTTATAGGTTTGACCTTGAAGCTGAACAGCAACGGTTGCGGGTGTTGTAGCTTGTGCGGCTTGTGCGGCAGTGTTGGCTACGTTAGTACCAGCAACCTCGTCAATTGCCTGCGCAAGCTCTTCTGGTGCAGACGAACCACCTGTTGCCGCAACTTTATTTGCAACCTCAATCTTTTGATTAGGGTTGAGACGTTCGTACGCCTCCATGACCGACTTGTTATAGATCTCTTCACCAGCCGCATTGACGTGCAGAGCATCTCTAAGCAGAGACTTGTCTTGCAGGATCTGACCCATTGTGTCAACAGTTACTACATTGTTATTGTTTGCGGCAATGTCACTGTAGAAGGATGCGGGGCCAGTTTGAAAATTGTTGTTCACCACATCGGTAAGAGATCCAGCTCTAGGAGATGTGGTTAAAACAACATTGACACCTTGAGATCCAAGCGTGGAAACAATTTGATTGATGTTGTTGGTGATGGTTGCGTCATCGACGCCTTGAAGCATGTCAACACCACCAGTTTGGAGGAATACGGTGGAGCCGGGGGCAAACGACCCGCCAGCATCCATAAACGTATTGAGTTGGTTCAGCGTGTCAGCAGATGTTGCTCCACCCACCGCCGTGTTGATGGTTTGCAAACCTGTCAATGCGGTTAAATCATTTACAAGCGAATTGTTTGTGCTGTTCCAACTGGCGCCAGCTAAAATGTTCCCTGATAAAACATTACCTGTGTTGTTGGTTGCAGGTAGACCGCCAGTTACTGCCGTGTTGTCTACAGCAGTCGTCCCAGTGGTTGATCCTGTTGCGGCTTGACTTAAGGCACCAGTGCTTTCGGGTGCGGTTACCGCGGCAGGCTGTGACCAGTTGTACTGGTTTAATGCATTGTTTTGCTCGTCACGAAGTGCCGCCGCCGCTTCCCAACTACCAGTTTGCTGAAACAGTTCTTCATCGCTCATTACCCTTGGAGCTGTATCCTCAAATTCATCTCTTCCAAATTGTTGCGCAAAATAATCAATTGCCATATCAATTCACCGATGGGTTAACTGCGTTGACAAGAGCTTCAGCCCATTCGTGCCAATCGTCGTAGATGAAGGGGCCCGGTATACCCTCATTCGTAAACACATCGATAGCCTTAAGTCCAGACGCCCACTCTTTCCAATCCGTGTTTGCGTCTGGAATAGCCAATTGTTGCACAGCATAGAGTTCGCACATAAGTGACGCCCACGACTCAAAGGTGTGATACCTTGGATCATAGACTTGCGTAACATTAGGGAAGGTTGCCATTATGGTCTCACATCGCCCAAATCGGCGTCTAAGAGGATCTTACCAACTTGGTAGTCACCGCCTGCCACGTTAGAGACAAACTTCAAGCGAAGCTCGCGGCGCTGTTCACGCATGTCGACCTTACCCGTTGAGGGCGTGAATGTGTACGCGGCAGACGTTACATCGTCAGACTGAGCAAACGATCTACCAGTCACGTAAACCTCCATATCGCCTTCTTGAATAAAGTCAGGCTCAATACGCTCCAAACGTAGCCACCTGTTCTCACCCACTGGAGACGGCTGGGAAGGGCCTCCCGAGACCAGACCCAAGTCATTCGTCTCAAAGTAAGACTCAATCGCAAGAACTGTTGCATCCTGAACCAAATCAGTACCAATTTCGTGTTGCCACAAGGATACAAAGTTCACCACCTGATTGACCGTGATAATCAAACCAGACCCCACTGGGATCGCGGCAGAAAGTGCGTCGCCAACAACGTAGTTCTTACCCTTGTTGAAGATCGTCACAGAAGTAACGATACCTCCAGCCACAACAATCGTAGCCGTAGCACCTGAGCCGCTACCGCCTGTCAAGGCTTGGTTGGTGTATGTTCCGTTGGTGTACGTAGTTCCACCAGCAGTTAGCGTAATTGCGTTCACACCACCAACCTCATTGGTCTCCCAAGAAGCCCAAGTTGGGTAGTGAAAGACCTGAGAGAAGTAACCAGCAGAGCGACGAGCGCCAAGAGCTTCACCTGCGTCGTACCAGACGTTCTCACGCACGTTGTAGATAACAGCATCCGTACATTCAGTAGCATTACCTCGTGGATAAAACCACCAAATTTCACCAAAACGGGGAACCTTAGACACCCAGATCTTTTCGCGTTGAGCGTAGTTGAGGTTATCAAAGAAGTAGTTCTGGTTAAAAGTGTTTGGGATCTCTTTCACAACACCGTTGTAGAGTAAGAACCTATCAACACCACACCAATAATAGATACCGTCGTACTCAATTACGGACTGAGAAGACAGGATAGACGACTGAGACGAGATCAAGTCATAGCGCCAAAACTGTGGGGGTGTACCAGCACCACCGATAAATGACACGCGGATAAGGCTGTCAAGGCTCCAAAACAGCCCAGAAGGCGCGTTTGAGCCGCCCCTGACGGGTAGCCCTTGGACGATCTTTCCAGTCGCTACAGAGACCTCATTTGCGTCTGCTGAGACCCAATCGTTTATGTTGCCTGCTGAGCAGTTCCTAATCAGCCCGTCGTTACCGTAAACAAACACGTAAGGGTGCAGGGTGACTACCCCACCAGATACGGAAACATTGTTGTCAAAGGTGATCGTAGAAGCACCAGAGGTCGTTGCGGCGGCAGAAATTACCACATCTTGGATTTGACCAGCCGTAAAAACCAAGCCAGTTGTAGTTCCAGCCGTTGTGGTAATCGCCGCACCACCAGAGGATGCTGATAACGTAAAGGTTGTGGCGTAATTTGTGGCAATAATGTAGTACGTCACGCCAGAGGTAATACCTGTGGCTGTACCAGTCAAGGTTCCAGAAACAGCAACGGTTTGACCAATGTACAGACCAGTTGTAGATGTACATAAACATTGTCCAGCAATGCCAGTCACAGCTACAGCATTTAAAACAGGCACTCTTAGGTTAGTCGAGACAACTGTAGCACCAGAGGGAATGCCAGTTCCAGAGATGGATTGACCAGCACCGATTTGGGTATCTTGTATAGACAAGTAAGCTGTTGTGGTGCTGTTTAAAAACATTGAAGCTGTGAACACACCAATCGCTGACAAGCTAGTGCCAGTGATAATGCCACCCAGAACGGGAGTGTTGATGTTGTTGTCAATGAGGGTGAGAGATTGACCGGGGTGCGCAAGCAACAAGTTATTCCCAGAACCACTCACGTCATAGAACGTATCAAACTGCCAAACGTTGTCGTCAGATGCGGTAAAGTTTGACAGCGTCAGATCAGTCACTCCAGAGCCGACGCCACTGTTGTCAATAGGAACAACCTGCAAGCCTTTGGAGTGCCCATTAAACACGTTGTTGAAGCTTTGCTGTGGGTTAACGTAGATCCCGCGGGAAGGGCCTGAAATCCCAGCAGTGATCTGCCTATACCCACCTACCTTACGGGGACGGGCGCGCTGAAACCTTACCCAACGACCGTCTGCGTAACTGTCCGCATCAAAGGTCGTACCGTCGCGCTGGATGCCCGGCTTTGTATCAAGCGCGAAGACCTTCTTGGTCATTAGAACGTGCCCCCAGTAATACCAGTGGTAAAGGTTCCAGTTGTTCCTGACACAGCCCCAGAAAATGTGCCCGTCGTTCCTGAAACAGCTCCAGAAAACACGCCAGTTGTTCCTGCTACAGATCCAGCAATGGTCAAACCTGTTGCCGACAACGTAGACCTTGCAACACCCAAAATAGCGGTGTTAAATTGACCAGCAGTCGCACGGTAAACACCCGTATTTGTCTCGCTGGCAAAGCTTAAAGAAGGCGACCCAACAGTTCCATCAGCTAAGGACACAGTGGTAATTGATCCCGCTTGTGACGTGTTGGCATTGAAGAAGTTAGTCCCATCGCAAGCCAAAGTCACTTGTTGACCAGCAGGAATGACAACAGACGTGCCAGAACCAGTGCCCACGGTTAGTGTAAAACCGCCTGCTGTGACAGAGTTCTTGATCACGTACAAGTTCACGACTGGCGGATAAATCACTGTGACGTTGCCTGAAAGTGTTCCTGTGTAAGTCTGTATGGTGTTAGACGCCTCACTGGCGCTTAATGTGTAAGAGCCAGAAACAACCGCTTTGACTAGCGAGGTAAAAAAGAACTGTGAGCTAACACCGTATCCGACAGTGATGTAAGTTGTTCCTGTGCATACAATAAATGCTGACTCTGTAGGAGCAAATGTCTTTGTAGAAGCTCCATCGATCAAATCACTTGCTGAGATAACCATCGAGCCAGTTCCACTGTTCTTAAACAAGGTGAACCAGTTATTGCCCAAGGTAGATACCGCTGGCAGATTGTAAGTGCCCGCTCCACCAGTCCAAACAGAGGTTTGTGCTCTATCTGTTGTGGCAAAAGTTCCAGCAGTCACGAGAGTCTGCGCTGGGTGGCTTTGATTTAAAGTTAAACCGCTTGCAACCAATCCGTAGCCAGCTAACGTAGCGGCATCAGCAGAAGATGTCCCAGTACCAAAGGAGATGTTGCCCCATGTACCTGTGACTGTAGGGTTGGCTGTGATGTAGACGTACTTGGACTCACCAGCGGCAATTGAGATGATCGTATTAGCGCCAGCGTAGTCTTTGACCGTAAAAGTATTAGCTCCGACGTTGCGAATTAGCGCGTCGTTACCTACAGAGCTTTGGTTGGCAGGGGGCATGTACAGGCTCAAGCTACCAGCAGTAGCGGTAACCTGCATAATACGAGCGGCGTAGTCGTCAGTGGCATTGCCGTTGATGGGCCACTCCAACTGGGTGTTAGCGCTCAGCGTAATGGCACGATAAGAAACGTCCGTTGGTTGGATGACGTTGCCTGTGAATGGTGAGTTGTAGCTCATGTTAGTCCTTAACTGTCATTGGCGACCGCTTGACGATCTGCAACACGCAACTTGTCCTCTGCCGTCAAGATGTCCATGATCAGCTTGTACTGACCCTGCCACAAGGGCACTCGGTCGTCGTTCTTGAGGAACGGCATAGCTTGGAGGAGTGATCCGTAAAGCAGTGCTTGGGGGGCGTAGATGGTGAACCAATTGGTTTGGTTGGAGCTGTCCAAAGGTTGAACACGTTCGTAGTACAGCACCTCAAAATCATAAGCCGCGGCAGGAGTAGGCGCTACCATCCAATGGGTGTAGTCGTAGTCGCAGTAGTACTTTGGGACTTCCGTTTGCGCGGGGTCAGGCCAGTACTCGCGCAGGTATTCATACCTACGATTAAACACAGGCTGGCGCTCACCAGCCACTGTAATGTTCATGGAGACAGTCTTGTGCCAACGAGCAGGCTTGTCAATAACATTTGCCCCAGCGGTCATGTTGCTGGTGTTGACCGTCAGGTTACCCAAAAACTTGATCTGAGAGGCTATAACCTGCTCAGCCAGCATGATAAACAGGGGGATCTTATCCAGAGTGGAAGTGTCGTTACGCTCCAAATAAGATTGGATGTTCTCGACCAAACTGTCATAGGTCATAACACTTGCGGTCGTCATGCGTTCACCTCGTAGATTCGTTGTGGCATTTTAATCTGCCTTTTCAATTAAAACAAGGCGCACTCAGCAGTTCGCCGTTTGGTCAATCCAGCTAAAACCTTACCGCCGCCTTTATTCCAAAGCATAAGCTGTTCTTTAGCGCCTTCCCAGTCTTGAGCGTTGATTTTACGTTTAAGAGTCGAGGTCTGGAGTCGCCCAACGCCGAGGTTATAAACAAAATCCACGGCTCCGTTGCACTTGCGCTCATCGGTTGCCAAGATGGGGCAGTGCCGAAGGACGCCGGGCAAATAGGTGTGCTCCAACTCAAACATCAAAAGCGCCCTAGCCGTTGGCTCGTCCATTGGGGCATCCTCAAGGGTTACCTTGCGTCCGTCAGCGTAGTAGGTAGAACCGTACCCTATCGTGGCGACATTAGCTGGACAAAGGTACGGCTTGGCTCTGTAGCCCTCAAATTGACGACACAGAGCGGCGGCAAGTTCTAGGTTCATAACCCACGCTGTTTTAGAGTTCTATCAAGGAACCAATAGTTAATTGTTCCAGATAACAGTGCTGAGAAGTCAGGGGTCATCATGGTCTTAAACACTTCTACGGCTGGCGCACCAGCAAGCCATGCGTTCCATGCAAACCATACGTGGATAAATGACCAAACAAACAACACCCAGTAAGTGACCACTGGACGCACAGAAGCTGACAAAGAGGCGACCCAACCGCCTGCGGCTTTGACCATTGTGGCTTGCTGTTCTATGGCATTGTTAAACGCATCCATGACACCTACGTCAATAGCGGCTTCCCGTTGAGCGCCAATCTCAGCCAACTTCATCTGACCGCGCAGTTGTTCTAACTCACACTGCCGAGAGAACATATTAAGCTCATGCAAGCGTTCGTTCTTCTTGTCAAAGAACTTCAGGACTTCAGGAGCCATGCGGAAGATGCCACCAAAGATAGAGCCTAGCAAGCCCCCAGATAAAACTTCAAACATTTGATTCCTTAATCGTAAACATTAGATTCTTGTGTGACGGGTAGTTCACAATTACTTCACCCTCGGGGCACTTATATTTAATGTGAGCCATTAACGTAGCAACGCCGGGCGTTACTTGCGCGGTAGTGTCAAGCTTGAACTTGTACCCAAACTTGTCCACTGTGTCGCTGGCTGGGCCTGAAAACGTTGCAATGCTAGGCTTGGCTGGATGTACCACCAACTCAGAATCCCGTACCTCTAGCTTAAATGCCGTAACCTCACAGTTATCCCTAATCTTCTGACGAGCCACTACAACCTTGAATTCGCCATTTGCAGGCGCATCGGATATTTGAAAGTGTTCTGGCGCCCACTTGAGGATGTCTTTGTGGAATACACCAAACTTATCAGCAAGCGTATAACCCCCGCCAATCATGGCAGTTGAAGCAGTTACTGCGCCAATAATTTTAGTGTAATACTCAAGTTCCATTTCACACCAAGCTCCATGCAATTATGTACGTGCCGTAAATGACAAAGGCAACCATAAGAGTCGCCGCAATAAATGCTTCGACCCAGTCCCACATGTCACAACCCCAGAATCTTCTTGATGAGCTCGCCAGCAACGCCCGGCCCGAATAACACACACACCATCACCGCGTACAGCAAGTACTCAATCTTTGTCATGCGCTTGTCCCCATCACGCAAAGAACGGTCTATGCTGTTATAGCGCTCCGAGCAGATGGCTTCATGCACCGCTAATTTTGTTTCTACCGAGTCCACAATTAAGCGTTCAGTGCGTCCAAACGACCCCATGCCCAATCGGTAGCGGCAGACGGATCAAAAGGAATCGTAGCTTCTGGATTGTTTGGCTGTGCTGGATCAGGTTGTGTCCAGTTCGCACCGACTGTTGTCAAATACGCCAACAGGTCAGCTTTAGTGGCAACAGCTTCAGCGTCACCAATGTCATCGGTTTCAGAAATGCCAACCATGACCATGTCACGGGGGCTGGGAGTTGTAGGGTCAGCAACCACAAACACACCACCAACACCTTCAGCGTGTAGGCAGAGGAATGTAGGGACTGTGCCGTCAGCGGCTAAACGATACTTCATCATGCGATGTGCCATTTTTATGCTCCTTGGGCGTATTGCCCGCTAAAAAGATATGCGCCAAAGTGTCCAAGTTCGCACCAAGGTGCGGCCCAGACGGTTCCACCGTGTTCACGGTACAAGTGGCAGAAGTTGTAGTCCTCAGACAGAAGCTCGTGGTTGTAGTTCTGTACCTTGAAATAGTCGTACACCTTCTCGCCCTTGGGGATAGTTACACCCCCATTGTCATACCAGCCCACATGAGGCTGTAGTTTCTCAAAAACATCACGGCGGATCAACATAAATCCTGTGCCAATATGCTTTACTTGAAACGGCAAGTCTGGGCTAATCATCTCGTGACCGTCCAGCTTGTTTAAATTGAAAATGCCCGTAAGAACAGACAAGTTAGGATGGTTCAGAACAGCGCCCTGACGCACCTTATCCCAGTTGATTCCCTTCATTGGGACTGGGCCACCAATGATCCCTTTGTCAGCTTTAATCATTCGGGCAATGTCGTTTGCCACAAACTTCTGGTCAGCGTCAATAAAGATCAGGTGGCTTGCGTCCTTCATCTGCATGAAGTGGTGGGCAATAGTATTGCGACCACGTTGAACCAAGCTCTCGTTGCCAAGAAAAACGCAGGTTAACTTGATGCCGTTAGCCATACACGCTTCCTTGAGCGCCAGCAGGGACTGCACATATTCCGAACAGCACTGACCACCATACATTGGAGTTCCAACTACTAAATGCATTATTTGTTTTCCAACTGTGGTGTGTTGGTCAATGACGTTGGGTCAAAGACAGAGAAGCCACGACGAGCGGCAAACGTCTCTGGGTCTTTTTCCCACTTGTCAGCACAAGCCTCAAGCCAGCGCATGGTCATCTCGTGCGTAGGAGCGTTGCCGTTGGAGATAAGTTGGTTCTCCATGTTCAGGTAGGCAAACACTTCAGCCTGCGCTTGAGCGGCGTTGATACCGAGGTCAAACAAATAGATCAGGTTGCCTTCGTCAATCATGCCGTTGCGTGAACGTGCGGCGTTCAGGGCTTGCTTCATACACGTCATGATGTGATAACGGGCCTCTTCTTTCTCGTAGTCCTCTTCGGTGATCTCGTTCTTGCCTACGCGCTCCAGCAGTTGGGCGTGCTGGTTCACCAAGAAGTTCATCTTGCGCAGTGCGCCGTTGACGTGGTTCTGAGTACCCTCAAGGTGGCTGTTCAGCTCCAGAATCTCGATCTCCATCAGCTCACGGTCAAGTGGATCGGTGGATGCCTCAAGGTCACGCTCTTTCTTCTTCAACTCGTTTTGCTTCTTGCGCAGGCCAATGTAGGCTTCTTGCAAAGCGGAGCGGGTGCGGTCAATTTCGGCCAAGGTGTGCTTGATGGAGCGGATCGGCGTGATGGCCGTCACGTCCAAAGTCACCTGCATGAACTGGCTGTGGGACTTGTGGAAGTTGCTGGTGTCGCGCACGACAGCAGGCATCCGGTCTTGGATGTTTTTCAACATCAGGTTGTACTCTGGCTTCGTTACGGCCAGAGCAGTGTTCATGTTGCCAAGGATCAGATCATTGCTCAAAGGGTTCTCCTGTTTGTAAGGGGTTTCATCATAAACCACCATGCACCGAAGACGCTGAAAACATCTGTTTGTTAACGGCCAACAGGTCGCCAAAGTCTAGGGCCGAACCACCTCCGGAAAATGTCAGGTAGTCAATTACGTTAATATCTCCTCCGGAACTACCGCCTGCAAACAAGGCGCGTGTTGAACTGGAGACCCCATTCAAATCAGTTCGCGCCACGGTCAGCGTGCCAAAAGAGGAGGAGTTTCCTGTACTGGCAATTGTTATTGACTGCACGTCTGCGGTATTCACGCTATCGGGTAAAAGATACCCCCCTCCAAACACTCCGGTTGTGGAGTTTGAACACGCGCCGCCGCTTTTTCTAGAGGAGTTTAAGTCGCCAAAATTAACAGCATTGCCCGTTGAGGCGATGGTGACGTAGTTAATTGTGTTGAACGTAAGGCCGAGAGAACACGCAAATACCCCCCGAGTTGGAGACGCAACCCCACCAAGACCTTCCCACACTTGAGTTAAATCTCCGAAGTCAAGGGCGTTGCCTGTGGAAGCAATCGTGATGTACTCAATAATATTGACGCGACCCGTTTCCGATTGATCGCCACCAGCAATAATTCCTCTAGTGGAATTAGAACAGCCCCCAAGAATAATTTTTCTACCGCTGCAATCCCCGAAATCCAAGGAGTTTCCAGTGGTGGCAATCGTCATGTACTGAATGGTGTTGCATAACCCTATGTTGTCGCTGCCAGCAGCCATAATACCTCGGGTAGCAGAAGAAATTGTGCCGTTTGCGCCCCTTCCTTGCGCTACAGCTAAGTCACCCACGTCAACAGCATTCCCGGTAGTTGCAATAATTACGTATTGAATTACGTTTACCATGCTACCAGTATTGCCCCCGGAAAATATTCCAATAGGCGCAACATTCCCCGCAATCGGCCACAGTCCTTGCTGGAGCCAGTACGCCACCTGATCAAGCGTCCACACACCGGGAGCAGCGCCGTCTTGATACGGCCCAGCAGGAGTTACGGGAACGGGTCTAATGATGCCTGCGTTCCATGAAGAGATTGCCATTTTTATAAACCTCCGTTAGCGTTGGAACATCCAGAAGGACTACTATTGGCATTTGCCAATAAATCACCAAAATCAGTTGCATTGCCTGTTGTGGCAATAGTAACGTAGTTAATTATGTTTGTATTATTGTTAATAGTAAGAACGGCTCTAGTGGTATTAGACGTAGCACTTCCATAAGATGATTGATTTGTTAAATCTCCAAAATCTGTGGCGTTGCCAGTTGAAGCAATCGTAATGTATTGAATTACATTAGTAGCTGATCCACTACTAATTATGCCCCTTGTTGAAGAACCACACCCAGCCAAACCATAGTCCTGCGATAATAAATCGCCAAAGTCAGTGGCGTTACCCGTAGTAGCAATGGTAATGTAGTCAATAATATTTGTAGTAGCAGCGCCAGTACCACCAGCAAAAATTCCTCTTGTTGAAGAAGAACATGAGGCAAGCGTAGACGCGGCTCTTGTCATGTCACCAAAATCAGTGGTGTTTCCAATAGAGGCATACGTAATGTATTGAATTACGTTACTACCAACCCCTTCCCCGCCACCTGCAAAAATGCCCCTAGTAGACGAACCGCACCCTGCTGGCCCTTCTGCGTTACCTAATAGATCACCAAAATCTGCCGCGTTACCAACAGAAGCAATAGTGACGTAATCCACAACACTACTTCCAGACCCGCCACCAAACACACCTCTTGTTGCTGAAGCGCAGGCGGCGGTATAACTTCTAGAAACTGTTAAATCGCCAAAATCTGTTGAGTTTCCAGTAGAAGTAATGGTAATGTATTGAATAACATTTGTACCACCACCACCAAACAAACCAATATCACCAGTTAAAGGCGGTAAAGGCCAATTACCAGCACCCTTGGCTTGATACTGCGCAGTGAGCGTCCAGACACCACTATACGACGGCATAGACGCCTCCTGTGAATTTGTTGTTAGGCATCAGAGACCTCCGTGGGCGTTAGAGCAGGCGGCAAGGGCGAAATTTGCAAATAACAAATCGCCAAAATCCACAGCGTTACCAAGTGACGCAATTGTCACGTAAGAAATTACATTGACTTGCGTACTGGTTTGTTGCCCACCACCAAAGGTCGCTCGTGTTGTATTTGCGCATGCAGCTAACTGTTGATAACTACCTGCAAAAGTCAAATCGCCAAAATCTGCGGCGTTACCAGTAGTCGCAATTGTTATGTAATTAATTGCATTATTGTTACTGCCAGCTATTAGCCCTCGGGTGCTATTTGAACATGCGGCGGCTTTGTCGTAACCATAAGGTGGTTCAGGTAGATCGCCAAAATCTATTGCGTTTCCAGTTGTGGCAATAGTAATGTATTGAATTACATTCCTGTCTGCGCTAAAAGTTCTGTCACCCGAAAACACAACCCCCCTTGTAGTAGACGCGCAAGAACTGCAAAAAGATGTACCAAATAAAAGATCGCCAAAATCTGTTGCGTTTCCTAATGTGGCAATAGTAAGGTATTGGATTACATTAAAGAATCCAGAAGCCTCCCCACCTGCAAAAACGCCCCTAGTGCTGCTTGAAAGTGCAGTTGGAGCAGTATTTGCAGCAAGCAAATCTCCAAAGTCTTGAGCATTTCCAAGAGTCGCTATGGTAATGTAGTCAATTGAATTTACACCGCCACCGCCAGTCAGCCCTCTTGTTGCGGAGGCACAAGCAGCAATTCGGTCTAATGCGGCCACTAAGTCGCCAAAATCTGTGGCGTTTCCAGTCGTTGTTATATTAAAGTATTGAATTACATTTACATCGTTACTTCCGTTATTTCCACCAGAATAAATGGCTCGATTACTTGTATCTTGTGGCGTCACACTCCCACTCGCCGCGCTATACGGCGACGGGCCATACGAGTTCAGCGCCCACACAGCAAACGTGTAAGCTGTGCCGTTGGTCAGGCCAGACACAGTAACAGGGGACGAGGCAGCCGTTGCGGTAACGTCACCGGGAGTTGAAATAGCGCCATACCCGGTAATAGCCGAGCCACCAACGTTAGCAGGCGGCGTGAACGCAACAGACGCAGAAGCATCACCACCCGTAGCCGTCCCAATGGTCGGTGCATTAGGGTTATTCAGCGGATCATAAAATGCTGAGATAAACCCAGAAGGAGGACGTAGTGGCATGATGCCCCCCTTTAGGCGTTGATCTCTTCCCAGCTTGCATTCACCACAAGGTCGTTAGCCGTGCCAGCCGTTGCACCGATGGATTGATTCTCCAGCAAGTAAAACGTAGTGGTTTTGTCGGTCACAATCAATGTAGCATCAGCAGGAACTGAGATTGTTGAAACAATCGGGAAAGCCGTACCACCCAAGGCGGCGGCGCTGTACACGTTGATCGTGATGTCAGCGGCGGCTGTACCGTCTACGTTAGCAACGGTGATTGAGTTGATCTTGAAAACTTTACCGCTAGATGCGGCATTGCTTACCAAGCTAGTAGCACTGGTGCTACTTAGCGATGTTTGCGAAGAGTTGCCATAAATGGCGGCTACGTTGACAATATTTGGATTTGCCATGATGGTTCCTTACAGACCGAAAATCATTGAGAAAGCGATGGCTTGACCTTTGGTCGCGCCGCTTGCAGGGGTTGAGAAGCTGAGGTTGCCAGCGCCATCTGTTGAAACAACTTGACCGCTAGTGCCATCCGCAGTGGGATATTTAAGGCCAGCAGGGTTGTTCATGATGCGTATAACCGTGCCTGATGCGTTTTCGGCGTACAGGGCCATGTCGGTGTTGGCGATGTTGAAGCCAAGCTCCCCCGGCAACAGGTCAGCCGCCAAAGGCACAGCCGCCCCTGTCGTTGTGCGATAAAGTTGAATTGGTGTAAAGCCTGCTTGTGCCATTAGAAAGTTCCTCCTGAGATTCCTGACCATACGGGAGCTGATGCACCCGCCGATGTTAACACCTGACCTGCTGTTCCAGCCGCAGTAAAGGCGTAAGCTGTACCAGTTCCATAAGCCGCACCGCCTGCTGTAGCAGTTGCAGTTGTGTTTGTGCCACCGTTAGCGATTGCCACAATTCCCGTAACATTAGATGCTGTACCAGTGGTGTTTTGATTGAGTGTTGGGACATCAGCCACTTGGATTGTGTTCATCACAACATTTGTGCCATCGCCACGCAAATACGATCCGCTAGTGACTGCACCAGCAAAGGCATTCATTCCTAACTGAGCTGATGTTTGACCAGAGCCGCCATTAGCCAAAGCCAAGGTGCCAGCCAAAGTAACCGCACCACCAGTTGCGCTAGAGGGGGTCAGACCCGTAGTACCTGCACTAAAAGTCGTCACACCACCAGCAGGGGCTGGTTGCCATGAGGCTGTTGTGCCGTTAGACGATAAAAGATAACCGTTAGCACCAATTCCCAAGCGGGTAGCGCTGTTAGTACCGTTACCAAGGATCAGGTCACCAGTTGTGGTGATGGGCGATAAAGCATTGAATGCGGCACCTGCTGTAGTCTGACCCGTTCCGCCATTAAGAATGGCTACAGTACCCGTGACGTTAGCCGAATTGCCAGAAATATTGCCAGTGACTTGTGAGCCGGGCAAGCTCAAGGCGCTTAAAGTTGTTAGTGTTGCGTTGGTTGTGGCTGTAATGTTAGCCGCGGTGCCTGTTGTGTTTTGGTTAAGCGTAGGAACATCGGCAACTTGTATGGTGTTCATCACCACATTCGTTCCGTTACCTCGTAAGTACGATCCACTTGTAACCGCGCCTGCAAAAGCATTTATTGCCGCTTGAGCTGTGGTTTGACCTGAGCCGCCGTTGGTAAGCGCCAAAGTCCCCGCCAAGGTAATGGCGCCTGTGGATGCTGTACTTGGCGTAAAACCAGTGGTTCCAGCGGTAAAGCTTGTAACACCACCAGCCGCACCGTTTGCCGCGGCAGTAATCTGACCTTGAGCATTAACAGTAATGTTGGCAGAGGTGTAGCTACCAGCGGTCACCGTAGTGTTAGCAATAGAGATTGTGCCCGTTGAGGTGATTGGGCCTCCCGTGAGACCCGTACCCGTAGCAACAGAAGTTACGCCAGTACCTGTGACGATTGCACCCCAAGCGTTGTTGGCATAGCCCTCAAAGGTTCCTGTTGAGGTGTTGTAGCGAAGCTCACCATTGTTTGGAATGGCTGGGCGCTCAGCGGTTGTACCAAACGGTAAGGTCACGCCCTCGACGCCGGGCAACTCTGGGTTGCTCGTAATAGCAAACGTAGGGTTACCAGAGGAGCCGTTTCCATTGGTTATGGTGATCTGGTTTGCCGTACCCAAAAGGTCACGACCAGACACAGTCGTACCACCACCTGTCATGGCAAGCATACCTGTGCCAGACAAGCCAGCCACAGAAGCCGCAACACCACTCAGCGCAAATGTTGGGTTACCTGATACGCCATTGCCATCGGTAATGCTTAAACCGTTGCCAGAGGCTGTCAAAGTACGAGCTACTACTGCGCTACCAGATTTGGCAATAATCCCGTTAGACGCCGTTTCAAGGCTTCCTGAGACAGCGTTTAGGGTGATCTGTAAGGTAGATTGAGCACCACCATCAACCAAACCAATACCAGTACCGCCAGACAGTGCGCGACTGTTGGCTAGTTGAGGGGTTTGGATAACAGTGAGGTACTGATAAGGTTGTGAAGGAGAAGCCGCAATAGCACCTGTCGTAGTTTGTACGGTTTGACCGTTCTGAACGATAGGAACGGACTCTGAACCAGTAATTGCACCAGCGGCAGGTAATTGTGTGATCGTTACTTGTGCGGACATATTATGGGCTCAGTTGGTCTAGGTTACCGTTGTTCTCAGGATCCTGAGTATTACCTTCGGTCGAGATGATGAAGCTACCACCAGTGATACCGTTTTGAGTTGTAACAATGTTGTTGTCATTGGCGGCAACGCTCACGTCAGGACGTGGGAATCTGATCGTTATTCTCTCAGTTTTTCGGGCTGGAAGTCTATAGGGATCTTTCTCATCTGCACAATTTTGCCCACAGACTTGGAGACCGGGGAAGTTCGGGTCAGGTCTCATCTCAGCGTGGGGTCTTTTAAACCTGCACCGATCACAAATTGCAATCGATAAGGTCGCCATTCCACGAGTATCAAGAAACATCGGCATTAGATCCACCTCGCTTCGGTGATGTGTCGATACTTGCCATTGTGCCGCACATCTTGGTTATTTAACCAGCGGTACAAAGTGCCGTGACGCACACCTATGGAACGAGATGCCTCCATCATGGATGGATACTCAACGCCGTTGATGACGCATGGTCTCATTGGGTGGCAGTTCTTCAAAGACTCTACGTGCGCCTTTGACAGCTTTTTGCCAGACAAAGCGGCACTTATACGTGAGCGAACATCTGGCCTGCTCATAGCTTGCTTCAAAGCCACTTTTTGCTTTTCCCGAAGCTCTGGCGTTGCCATAGGATTACGGTCGCGCATCATTTGAGCTTTAAAAGTTTTATGAGCTTCGGTATGCCGAAAGCCAGTAGAACCCATACCGCCGTTTGCAATGTTGACCAACTTATGGCCCATATCACGGAATGTGTCAATCAATGCAATCTCGTGGTCAAACGCCTCTTGCTCAGTGTTCCACTTGGCAAGCACCAAGACTGAAAAACCACCATGCTTTTCAACGGTACGCTTCCACACAACATTACGCCCGTTTGAACTGTGAGCGCGTTTGGACGATCCTTTACCTATGTAAAAGATTGAACCATCAGGCTTGCAGTGAGCGTATGTTAAAAACTGCATACTTTTTACCTAGTATATACAGAAATATTTGGTGCCAGATACAGGGGCGAGCGATCGCGCTCTTCTTGCTCAACCATGTTCAGGTACTTCTCAGCCTGACCTTCGAGGTATTGGATGCGCGTAAGATCGACCCCGGGCAACTCTAGCGCCATCCTATGCGACAACATCATCAGCGTTGCCTCGTACCAGCGCGTTGGGATGTACAGCTCGTTTGTCAATGAACCCACGTCCATGATCTGTTTGCTGTACCACACCGTGATTTGAACGAATGGATCACTAGGGACGGGCCACAAATACAACGAGGGCAAAGGAATTGTGCGATCAAACCAAAATTGGAAGGGCTGGTTTGACGTAAAGTTCTTGTTTGGCAGGTTCGTGTAGTCGTCGCGGTTCAAGCGAGACATGGTAATCTCAGTGGAATTATTTCCAACGTAAAACTCACGCAAAGCCAAAGTCGTACCACCAGAGGCGCGAACGCGGTAGTACTGGACGGCTTGCCCCGGGTTTATGTCCGTCCAAATCCACTCGTTATCAGTTACCGTTACAGTGCCAAGGCTTTCTAACGTTAAGTATGTGACGTTGTCTGTTGAGTACTCAAGCGTCAAAGTCCACGTCTGACTACCACCACCTGATACATAAGGCAACAAACCAATTGAGCCAGCATAAATCTCTTGGTTTGTACCAAAATTAGCTGAAATATTCCCGTTTGCGCTAGTTTGCAGGCAGAACGTGTCTACGTCGTTGTCACCCACGTTTCCAACCGTACCACCCGCGGAGGATGTATAGCTCGCACTAGGGCGGTTCATGGTGCGATAGAGCACGTTTAGAGCGTCGTTTGCACCTGCGGGTAGGGTGTATATGTAATTGTTCGGAGAAACGCCCAAAACCTGCTTATCGATGGCAAAGTACTGTATGCCAATGTTGATCAGGTTCTGTAAAAGAAAGCTCAAAGACTGACGAGCGGACACAAGTTGCTCAGAGGTCAACTCTTCGGCTAATTTGCCTGCACGTCTCGCACCATGATCGATCAAGGTTTGTACGTTAACTGTCTGACCGTATGTATCTGAGTACGCCATTTGTGTTTCCTCTTACCAGCCGGGGCAGTTCCACCGTTGCATCGATGCGCGTGATCGACTGCCCTTTTCGCTCTTTTCTGCTACTGCCCCCATTCTCGCGCAAAACGCATCTCTACGCGAGCCCCCTTGGGGTTGTGGAGCCTTTAAATTTGAACCAGTCTCGCGGTTGTACTTGGCACGACCTTTAGCCGTAAGTCCTGCACCCTGTTTGGCAGGGAGCTTCTCACCACGACCAATTGCAAGACTTACGTTCTTTTTGCTCATTTTACTTTGGCTGTTCTGGCGGATTGCTTGAAGGCTTGAGCCGTTGGCGCACCTTTGCTACCCACTCGGCGCATCTTTTCCCCAGATCCTTCAGCGATTCTTTCACGTTTTGCATTGATATTTTCATACAAGCCGCCGCCTTTCATTTTCTTAGTTGTAAAAACTTTATCAACTATTTCCATCCGTTGGGGTTTAGTCGTTACGTCATTGATAATTTTCAGACGCTCCGATTTATCCTTCTTGGCAAACGCAGGGTTATGTGCGATGGACGCCATAGAACTGTGTTGGGATGATTTGCTTGACATGATCAACCGTAAGATTTAACCATCTCAAGGACGATGGTGTAGAAGTCACCATTAGAAGCATCAGCGGTGCTAAACAATACATCACCAGTCACGCCAGTACCTGCGTTGTTAGTCAAACCGCCAAACTTCTCAAAATCCATTGTGTATGTAGAATTTTGTGGCACACACCAGCAAAATACATCTGTTGTTGCATCCCAGTAAATCTGCACTTCCAAGCCATGCGTTGAGGCATGAATCTTTGTAATTGTGACCCCATCACACGCTTTACCAGAAGCGCTTGATGTCAAAGTAGATACATCTACCTTTAAAACTTTACTTTCACCAGTACCGTCAGAGAGGTTTGTGAATTTCATGATTGCCATCCGCTCACCATCTAAGAGCGTTTGACTTGCGACTGCATCAGCCATATTTATCTCCAATTAAAAAGCAGGGGCCGAAGCCCCCACTTAGGTTCAGCACTTTACTGATCCACCACGTTTCTTTGCAGGGGTTACTGTCACGGACTTCTCAGTCTTGGTGACAGAGCCAGAAGGCTTTTCCTTGCTAGTAAACAGGCTCTTCGCACCCTCATACAGCTTGCTTGGAATGTTACGGATGGCTTTTGCCATGTCCATCTCACTCTCAGATGGGCCAATCGATTTGTCGTAAGCGCCTTTGGATAGGTCAGTTACTTTCCCGCCATCTTGATACTTCAGGTTGCTCTGGGCTTTCGCTTGCTTCATCGCTGTTGCGTTCTCAGCCTTGAAGGCAGATTGCTCTTTCTTCTGTGCTGGTGTCACACTGCCACCCTTTTTAAAGGTGCCAGATTGACGATCATTGCTGACAGGAACAGATGGTTTCTTTGCTGGGTATGCTACGGCGTGACCGCTGTTATTAACAGCTCCCCCCGTAGCGTAGTGCTTTTTTGTTGCACCGCCTTTTTTGTAACCACCGCCATTACCTAACTTCACCTCGCCTGTGGGGGCGCTGTTGTTGTCAGGATGAGCTGTGTCCATCTTCGTGTTGCGATATGCGCCGCCTTGACCTTCGGTGTTGATGATGCCGCTCTTAGCAATAGCACCACCCTTTTTGTAGCCGCCTTGACCGTTTACAACACCACCTGTGGCGTAGTTACCGGGCTTGGTTGACTTCAAAACGCCACCAGTAGCGCAAGCCATGCCACCAGACTTCAGACCTTTATGTCCCTTGCTGGCAGGCTTGGACTCGTGAGACTTCAGCTCTTTTTCAAGACCCTTCATCTTCGACATCTCAGCCTTGTGCGTAGCCTTAGACTCGCCACCTTCTTTCATGCCGCCTTGCATACCCTTCATGCCCATCATAGCCGCACGACGTGCCGCCATAGTAGGACGCTTAGGACGAGCAACGGGCATCATGCCACCGCGAGCAGGCATTGAAGATGCCATAGGAGCATCCATCATGCCGCCCATAGCCTTCTTCACAGATCCGCCTTTTTTGAGCTTTAACTCAACTGTAGGCTCTGTGGTCATCATTTTGACCATTGGTTTAAATTGACCCATGATTAACGCTCCTTCGCAACAAAGACGTAATCTACAGTCATTGTCTTTGCAACGGCTTCACCATTTTGAAGAGCAATTGACACAGTCATATCTTCGTCGTCAGGCAAGTTGGTGGTCACAGAAGTGCCCTTCACAACGCCATTTACGGAGTATTGAATGCTTGATGCGCCATCATAGTAAAAACCAAGACTAATGAAAGTGTCGTTAGCCATAGTAGCCACGCTAGAGGTCGTAGTTGCTGTGTTGTTCTTCTCGACCAACAGACTTACCGAAGTAGAGCCGTCTGCCTTAATAAAAAACACACCATCCGATACGTCAAGCGGGGTTGCATCGGTAATTTGAAGACCAATAACCACATCAGATTGAGTTGCGTCGCTAACTTTGAAGCGAGCCTCAAAGAAAAGCTCTTTGCCTGAAGCAAAGCGATATGACTCACCTACTTTTTGCAAAGCAACAAGATCGTCATCTGCGGCGGTGTTGGTGATCAAAAGTAAACCACCATCGCCGTCTGTCAAAGCCTGAGTAGCACCAGCCTGAGTCTCAGTTACAGTCCAGTTTCCAGCTACGTAGTAGTCGAAATCTTCAAAGTAAGTGTGAAACTTTGTTGGTGCTGGCATTGCCAGATCAGCAAACGGTGAATCTTCCCCGACGTTTGTCACGCCATTGGGGAAACGGGTTACCAATAAATTTGCCATTGTCTTTTCTCCTTAAAGCGCAGGGGGCGAACCCCCCACTTGGTTTTAGACGCCAGCAGTGCCGTACATAGCACGAGGATCAGTGAAACCAACGTCGTAACGCTCTGTCGCTTTGTAGCGCATAGAGTCAGTTTCGAAGTCGCCTTCCATGGTCTTCTCGAGCTTACGACGCATCATCATCTTCATGCCTTCAGGCGCGTCGGTTTGTACGAAGAATGCTGATGCATTGGTCAAACGTGACAACACAGCCGCGCCTTCGTCCAACAGACCGATGGACTTGACAGGGTTGATGTCGTTGTTTGCATTACCTGCGCGCAAGACGGATTTCAGGAGAACTTCAGCTTGGAAGACGTTGCCGGGGGCGACCACCAATTGGCGGGGCACCAAACGAATCTTCTTACCGTTGTTGTCCACAGCTTGACGAATCTGGATCAACATCTGTTCTAAAGATGTTTGTGACAGATTGGCGGCTGTAGCCAATTGGTTGCTGAATGTACCACTGACGATAGGGTGAGCTGTGTTGATCAATGACACGCCGTCGCCACCTGCTGTAGCACCACCTGTGAAGGCGTTGTTCAACACGTTAGCAGACAAAGTCTCTTTGGTCTCAATCAATGACTGAGCCAAGTGACGTGCGTACACCTGACCGATACGGATGTGGTCACCGTCTTCAACCAAAACTTTGGTCAAAGCAAATGCCAAGCCGTACACAGAGTACACATAGCGTTTCAAGAACAGAACACCACCCTGTTGGTACGACACTGGTGTGCCGTCAGGCAACTGAGGTGCCGCGCCGAAACCGTACAAGACGGGTTCTTCGTGGTAGTTACGTGGAATGCCGTCTTGTTCCGTGAAAACACGAGACCATTCATCGGCACGTTGGTCGTAGACACCGTCGAAACATTCATTCAAGATAGGTTCGACGATGCTACGAAAGTCGGTACTGCGCATTGGAGCGGCCATGGTTCATGTCCTCCTATTAAATTGCCGTACCTGCCGCACCAGCAAACTGGTACTCGGCAATAGTGGCACGAACGATGGTGTAAGAATCACCCCAAGCATTGTCAGGGTACGGTGCGAGGTTGATGATTCGCATTTGTGCGCTATTGCCAGCACCAGCTAAGGTGGTTGACAAAGTGCAAGCAGACAAACCAGTGGTTGTTGAACCAGCAGTAGTGTTGCTCAAATCAGCCTCATCGCCAATGGAAGTCTGCGCTAGTGAACCAGCGGCTTGAATTTCATAGACGATATTAGGGTCGTTGTAGAAGTACGCAATGCATGAACCAGATTGGTATGCCGTGTTGGCAGGCCAGTAGTTCGACACGCGACGACGACCAGTAGTGTCCGTAAACTCGACGCCTGAAAAGCAACCGAGAAACGAATCACCAGCGGCGGCGACCTGAATAACACCACTTGTAGCCATCTTGACGGGTTGACCCTTTAAGATGTCGGTGCTGTACGTAGAGAGAATACCGTCAGCTAACGCCGAAGCACGATCCAACCCAGAAGGGTGGAATGCAGGACGCATACCGAACGGAGCATTTGTAGAAGACATAGTCTTACTCCTTAGAAGTTAGCCCTCAAAAATGGGGGCGCGATTAGATTGAGATTGGTCAAACCTACCCATACCTTCGCCTTCCAACCGTACCAGCGACTTACCACTGCTGTCACGCTGACCTTGAAGGTTCTCAAGCTGAATACGGACTTTGTCCGCTTCTTCCATGGGAGCTTCGTAGTGCAGTTGCGTCATGACGTCTTGGTAGACATCCATGGGCAATTTGAACAGCAACATCTCGTTGCATGATATATACCCAACGTGTTCGCCTGCCTTGACTTTGTAGTTGTCGAACCCAGCCATCTCGTCCGCTTTCACGGGAATGTAGCCAAGTCGCACCCTTTTATCAATGGTGTCGTATGCGTTGGTGGTTGAAAGCCAAATGAGGTGCCAGCCCGGCATCTCTGGTACTTTTGGCAGTGCTGATTGGTTCCATTCATCACTCCACATCTTTCGACGTTCCTGTGAGCTTACGAACTTTGTTTCTGGAGCGGCGCGACTTGCGTCCTCGCTTGCGCGATCATTGCGTCCACCTGCGTTCAGAGATTTTTTCAAACGTGATTCGGTCATACTTGTTTCCTTAGTAAGAGTTGTTTCGAGCTTCTTGCGCATATCGCTTAATCATCTTGGATCGCTTATCGGGATCATCCCAAAAGCCAGCATCCTTCATTGCGCGCACTTGTTCTGGTTTCAGTACAAATGTGTTCCTGTTGGTGCTTCCGTTGACGCTTTCGCGACCAGAACTTGTTACAACACTCCTTGGTCTCTTAGTAGACGAACGTACGTCCGTGCTGTCATTGTACTTGTGAGGCAAGTACTTATGCAAGCGATTATCGAGCTCATTCCAATAATCAGGTGAGGTTGGATCCCAACCCTCTGAAACCAGAGTCTCGTCAATCTGCTTTGCAATCTTGGAATCGGTGTCCCGAGCGTTCGGGTCGTACCAATCATTCTTCTCCATCCAGTTCGCCGCCAAGCGTTGCAGGCGTGGATCTGGGACGTTTCCTTGGGACTGGCGAGGCTCCACAGCCGCCTTCTTAAAGTTGGTCAAAGCCTCCATCTGACGACGCGATTCGTACATCATCTCTTGGGCTTCAGCCATGGCGTGACCGTCAGAAGCGCTTGCCGCCTCAGAGATCTTCATCTTGGCGTACTGCAAGCGAAGTTCTTGGTCTTCAATAGCCTTGTCGATACGAGCTAGGTCAGCAGAGTGGGTTTTGCGCTCCACAACGGACAAACGCTCCATCAATTCTTGGTTTTTGCGTTCCAAGAGCTGGAGTTTCATGTCCTTCTCTACGCCTGTCTTCTTAGCTAAATCCCGCTTGGCACGACGTTTTTCACGACGGGCACGTTGGTACTCTGTCTCGTCTTCAGGGGCTATATCGTCGTCTGTAGAGCCGCCTGACGCCATTTCACGGTCGTCCTCAATATCATCAGGGGATTCAATGCTGTCAGGAAGGTCGATAACGGCTGAACCGTCCGCCTCTTCGGTGACTTTGATCTTATCAAGTTCGTTTTCTGTGGTCATAAGAATGCTTTCATTGCTAAGGGATCACCAATTACTTTGGCGATGATTTCGTGGTCGTTTAGGATCATGAACAGGGCTGGATCTTCGTGATCGTCCTGTCCTTCAACCTTAACTTCCCACCGATCTCCGCCCCATTTAGGGACTCGGATGTAATCGCCTACTTCGCACCATGACCCCTCGGGCCAGCCTTGCATGGTGTCGCGGTTTTTGAATGCGAGAGGGCCAACTTCGATGACTTTTGCCACCATGTTGTTCCACTTCTCGCTCTCTTTGGTCTCTTCCACCAAAATGATCCCTGCGCTTGTCGTTTTCTGCTTTGTGCGACGTAATTGCACCAAAATTCGACCACCTAATGGCTTAGCACCCGGGCTAACAGCGGGGAATGCCCACTTAACTTCAGCGTTTTCCAACACTTCGGGGTTATCGCTCATCTTCTTCTTTGTCCTTTAACATTTTGTTTATGAGATCGAGGGTTTCCTGCAATCCCAAGTTTGTGCCGACCGTGCGTTGGTACGCCTCCCATGACGCGACGTTTCCAGCCGCTAAGGAAGAAGCTATTTCAGCTTGACGCGCCTTAATTGCGCCGATCAGATCACCCAGATTGAATAACATTATTTTTTCTTAGCTTGCGATAGGGCGCCTCCTTGTTTTTTAGCTGGCGCTGTGTTGCCAGAGGACTTCAAAGACGTGCCATCAAGCTTCTCGCCTGCGGCAATACGCTTGTGCATGGGCACTGCTTCGTTGTGGTAAGGGTTAGATGTAGCCATTTCAGCCTCCTAAGTAGGTTTGTGCTTCACGTTGAAGCTCGGTTGCAGTTTTTACCTGCTCTTGTTGCAGTTTTGCCGCATCTCGCGTCAATCTTGCAGACTCTATACGCTCTTGGGTGAGATTTTTCTCTGTTTGCATCGCCACTTCGAGCTGTTGATCTGACTCGAACTGCTGTTTGCTCTGTGTGAGCTTGGCAACGTCGAGTTGTTGTTGGTTTTGAAGCTTCTGAACAGCCAATTGGTTGTCCGCTTGGTCTTTTGCAGTCAAGCGCTGGGTCTCTGCCATGCTTGTCTGGAGCAAAACCTGTGCTTCTGGTGTCATTGGAGGGGTGTTGCCTTGCTTGAGCTTCTGCATTGTCTGCATCATGCCCTGCAATTCAGGCACAACCTGCGCAAATACCTTCTGTGTGTCCAAGGTAACGTGCTGTGAGGCGATAGCCATGAGCTTGTCTGCCTCTGGCGTGACCTTTGGATCGTCGTAATCCGTGGCTTGGCGACCCAAAGTCTTCACAACGTAGCCATTCATGCGGTTTAAGTACCACATAGAGATGTGTTGCTTCAGGTGCTCGACCATCTGGGGCAGAATAATTGGCTGAACCATGGGGTTTGAGCCAAAGATTGGGTCTTTGTAGAAGTCCATGTGGCTCTGAATGTGGGACAGGTGGTCTTGCTCCATGTAAGCAAAAGCCGCTTGCCCTAACATCATGGCGACATTCTCATTGGCAGAGTCGCGCTTCTCAGGAGAAGGTACGTCTTTCATGATCTCGTTGATCCCGGGCACCTTGATCTGCTTCAGGAACCGCTCCACCACGACCTTGCGGTTAAACAGGTCTGGGTTCTCCTTCATGATCTGCATCACCGCTTGGCTCTGCGCCATACGCTGAGTCTCAGAGAAGATGTGCGGATCAGAAACAGGGATCACGTCCGTGTTAGAAGCGAAGTCTTCTTTGCGAATATCAAGGTCTTGAACCACTTCACCCTTGCGTTGCTCTTCCAAGTACCAACGATTCAGGCGACCAAGGATCTTGAGGACGCGACCTTGGCTGTCGTGCAGGCGTGAGTGGATGGCAGAAAACACCGCGGCGCCCTGCTCGATCAAAGCTTGGGTGGTTCCAACAGGGGTGTTGGAGTTCACGTCAGCGATCTTTTCTTCTGCGGTGGTCACTACCCCCTTAGCCGCACCGTCTAACCAGCCTAGAAGCTGGAATAGCACCGCGGAAGGTGGGTTAAACGGCATAGGCATGGCGATCTTGCGGATGTCGTCAACACCGGGCGCCCCTTCGATCTCACAAACCTGCGTCACATCCACCTGTTGGGACTGACCCGAGATCTTCGCTCCCTTGAGCTTGAGCATAGTTGCCGCATTGTTGATATGGGCAGAGTCAAGCAAAGCGCGCAGAGAGCCTGTAAGAGCCGCTGACAGCCCACCAATGAGCTGTGGCAGACCGATAGCGTAGGCACCACGCCATGGGATGAACTTGAACTCGACCAACCAATCAAGCTTGGTCACTGTCTCGTCGCCCTCTTCCCAGTTACGGTACAGACCGACGCACTCGTTCTCGTGCTCGTCAACCATCAGGATGTAGGGGGCTGATTCACCGTTGGTCAGAGGGTCGTCTTCTAGCTCGAGCCATGTGTAGATGTGATAGACCTTTCGCAGACCGTCTTCGTTGTCATCCCACTTGCGACCTTCAATCTTGTTGTTGGCTTTCTCAGAGTGGGTTTCATCTGGCTCAGCGCTTACGCGAACCAAGTCGATGTCACGGTACAGACCTGAGCGAATGCGGTTCTTGAACTCCCACTCGGTAATCGTCTGCATCTCAGTGACACGTTGAGCGGTGTAGAAGTTTGCGGCGGCATAGGGCAACAGAATGTTGTCGATGGGCATGAACTCAGCGCAGGGGCGCTTCTTTTTCTCGTCGTACCACAGCTTCATGTACTGTGAGCCACCCAAGGGAAGCTGAGTCAGCATCTGTTCCTGCTCGTCGCGGAACTCTTCGATCTGCTCAGTCAACTGCCAGTTCATGTAGTCGCGCTTGCGCTCAGCCTTCTGGATCTTGGCTTCATCCACGTCGCCTAAGATCTTGGTGCGGGTAGGGCCATCTGGTGGGAACATCTCTTTGATAGCACGTGAGGCAAAGTCCACGCAGGCTTCAGCCATGACAGGGTGGACAACCTTGCTGGCGCCCATGAACGTGGCACCGCCCGGCGCATCATTGCCCATGCCCGTACGCTTAAGACCCTCTTCGTACTTCTTGTCGCGCTCTTCACGGGACTTCTTGTCGTTCTCGACTAAGTCCATGTAGCGCAGGGCAATCTTGTTCAAGTCGTATGGGTCAATCTCTTCAGCCAAGTTGGCGTAGAAGTCTTCGTCCTCCATGGGCCCCTTGCTCTCCATGCGAACGATGGCAGAGCCGTCAGGCAACTCCTCGATCTCTTGGTCGTCATCAGATATTTCAAACTCCATGCCTTCGTCGGCATTGGCTTGTTGATCTCTGAGACCGTCAATAAAACGACCCGCGTTAGGATCTTGTGGGAATTGTGTCGCCATATCTTATTTCCTTTTGAGCTTCTTGTTGCTCAGTTCCATGAACATAGTATCGCGGTTCTTAGTCATTCTAACCCTACCGCCTTTTGCTTCTTTAACTTCAGGTTTAGATGCTTCTGCACGAGCTTTCATGCGCGCAATCTCTTGCTCAATAGACTCGTTGGTCAATGAATTGGGGGTTACGTCACGCAGGTAGCTGTTCTCATCCCTAGCAATCAAAGCTTTGACAGCCTCAGCTCGAGGAGTCATTTCTTCTCGCATCTTCTTAAGCTTAGCCAGAGCCGCCAGCTTGGCAACAGATCCACCACCTGCTAAGCCTGCTTCTTCTTCAGGCTCAAGCATCTGAGAAGCCGCACCAGCGCCAGCAGTTGGGATGCCAACCTGTTGGTACAGGGGTAAGCCCTTCTGTTGGATCTGCTGGCGCATCTCTGGCGTGATGGGGAAAAGATGGGCGCTATAAGTTTCAGGCGGGGTCGTAGTCCAGCCGCCTTCAGGGTTTGGCACGTGCATACCCTTGTTGATTGGGATTGGCATCTGACCAACCTGAGCGCCATAGGGCTTGCCAAATGTATTTAGGTAATTTGGCAAAATCTGATCGTAGAAGCCCTTCATGCCTTCGCCGCCGACTTGAAGGTCAACACCTCGCAAAGCAAGATTGCCAGAGGCATCAGGAGAAGCTTCAAGAATCTTCTGCGCCCCTTCTTTACCAATGTAGTCAGATAAGGTTTCCTTGGTCACGCCTTGTTGGGCAACCACCATATTACCTTTTGGGTCACGACCAGACAGGTAACCAGTTGCAGGATCAAAAACAACTTCGCTTAATTGCTTGCTTAAGTCATAGCGCTTAGCCTGCTCGGCGCCGGGCGTTATGGCGATGCTGTCATACCCGTTGTCAGCGGCGTAGTTCAGCAGGCGCTTCATCGCTAGCTCATGCCAGTTTTTCTTGAAGGGGGCGTCGGGTACGCCGTAATTGATGACATCCCTCATTTTGTCCCTTTGCTCTTGCAACTGCATGAGCTTAGGAGTGATGTCAATTGCTTCATTCATTAAACTTGTAAATTCAGCACCGTGAGTTGGCATGGCTTCAGCTTGTTTTAAAAGCTGTGTACGTCTTTCGCCTAAGTCGTTGAATTGCTTATCAAGCGCATTGCTTTGCTCTATGTAGTCATCGGGCTTGTATCCCTTTTTGCGACCTTCTTGATGCCAATCAGACTGAATCTCTTCGACGTGCAGGATTTTCTCTCCGTTGGGGCCTTTACGGTCTTGAACGCGCATATGGGCTAGAACGTTGGGATCTTCTTGCCAATGACTGGATTGGTATTGATTGCGCATTCGATCAACGGTCTGAGAATCCACTGCCCGTGCATCACCACTCGACCCAGCAAATCTTGACGCCTCATCGGGATCATTGAATATCCGCTCAACTCCTTGACCGTTTTTTGCCCAAAACCGTTGCTTGTCATCTGGCAACTTTAGCAAAATCTCACGGTAGTTCTCACCATCTGGTGTTCTGTATTTACCGTACTTTGTGCCGTTGTCGGCATCCATGCGCCTGTAGACCTCATCCGAGATCTGGCGATGCCGAGCACCACTAAAGCCAATAGTGCTATACGGCACTCCAAACATCTCTTGGGACACCATCTCTCGAAGGTCGTCCTCGTCTATGGCTGTTGACTCGTCGTACACCTTCTCTTTAAGTTTAGGTGGTGGGTTCTCTTTGAGGACTTCTTGAGCCTCTTCCTTGGTCATCTTGCCCTTGGCTTTGAATGCCTGCTCGAGCTTACGGTCAGCGATCTCCGCCTTCTTGACGCCCGGCTGTTTCAGCACCTCCGTCAAGAACTCTATGCCCGTACCCTTGGGGCGCTTGAGGTTAGCCAGCGCCTCATCCACGGCAGAGTAAAAGGGCGCCGTCTTCCTGACTTTCTCACCTGCCTTAGCGGCTCTCAGTGCTCCAATGATAGTCATAGCGGTCTCTCTTCAAGGATTAAGTCGTCACCGCTGATAGCACCACCAGCGGCTTTGTGCATACCAGTGTCAGCTACTTGACGTGCCGCATCATCTACTGACAAGCCCTTGTTGACAAGGTCTACGATCTTATTCAGGTTGTTCATGCTGTCTTTGATGCCGTACTTCTTGGCGGCGTTCACAAACTCATCACCGTTAATGTAGGCGGCTGGCTTCTTGAGGTATCCGCCTTCGGCTTTCTTGACGGCTCCGCCCTTCTTCTTGCCTGTCAGCTCCTTCATGCGGCGCTGGTACTCACCAATGGCTTCGATCAGCTCGTTGTCAATCTGTTGCTTAGGCACAATCATGTTCATGCGCCCAAACTCGCTTGACTTCTTGTCAGACGGAACATCCTTCATCCAGTTCAGCGTATCTCTGTAGATCAACTGGTAGGGAGATGGATACTTTGAACGTCCAGAGGCGCCAGCTTTAGGGAAGCCTGTATCGTAGGTCTGGCTGTCAGCTTCAAAGTTCCTTAGAGGCGCATTGACATCCAAAGGTACAACAGCGTAGCCACTTGCGCCAGCTTCCAAGTCGCGTAGCTCAGGCAAGGACGTAGCGGCTAGTACATCTTGACCACTATTCAAACCATAGCGCGTGGTGAACTTGGGGCCTCCAAAGATCGCGCCAATATGCCTACGGAAGTTAGGATCCATCTGAGCATGGATCTGCAAGTTCAGAGGATCATCAAACCCCTCAAACTCAGGGTGCTTACCAAATCCAACATCCTTAGTGCGAATCTCTTCAATCATCTCCTGATACAGCTTAGGATCACGCAACTTCAGCTCTTCTGGACGCAAGTGTCCAAGGATTGAATTGAAGTGGTGCATGGCGTACCAGTTCGCGTCTGGTGTCATCTTGTGATAGTGAAGGTAGGGGTCTGCTTCGTACTCCTCAGCCGCCTTCTTAGCCCTCTTCATGTAGGTCTTTGCCATCTGATCTGTAGCCGCCCAAGCTGTGGGGTTGTACAGCTCCCACTCAGGGCCTGCCTGCATGTGGACAGGAGCGGACAGGGGTTGGTTATCGATGGAGATCAACATGCGGTTCCCCGGCGTCACATCCCCCTGCGCGCCGATCAGCAGAGCACCCTTCTTTTTCGCGTAGTCAAACTCTTCAGGCGTCACTGGCTCCTTGATGTTCTCGTACTCAATCGGCAGAGTCTTCTCACGCTCAAACTGCTTCCTTGACTTACCTACAACGCTTTCGCTTGGGTTTGGCTTACTTGGCGTTGGTGCGGCACGAACGAACTCACCCATGACTTGGGGAGCCATGCGCTCAGCCATAGCGCGGATCTCGGGCACGGTAGGGCCACGCGACACGGGGAAGCGAATAGGCACATCAATCTTTGGGGGCTTAGCCGCTTTCAGACCACCCTTGATTAAGCCAGCGCCAGCGTAGGCAGGGACGCCGTTCTTCATCTTCTGGTTGCCTAGCTCCATCATCATGGTGTCAGGGTTGTTGGAGATGTTGACCTTGCCGCCACGCTTCATGCCTGCGGCTGGTGGTTTAGCGCCTAGTCCAAGCTCATCAAAAGTATCTTGACCAAGTTGCTTCAGTAACCAGTCAGCGTGTTCAGCAGGCGTCATGATCTGTCCGCCTTCACGAATCAATCCAGTATTCTTAAAGTCGCCAATGTCAGACCAATTGCCACCCTTTACAAAGTCCTGCACAAATGGCAGGTACGCATCTTTGGGTTTGGCATTCTGCTTGCCTTTAATTTGCTTGATCTTTGGCGGTAATGCTTCACGAGCGGCAAGATATTCTGGGCCTTCGTATTCGTCGTGATTTTTGTCTTCTTTTCTTCGTTGGGCAATTCTGTTCTGAATTTCTTCGGGTTGTTTGTTGAACCAAGTGTTGTAATCCAAATGCTGGTTTGGCACAACTTCAATCGTTACATGCGGCTCACCCTTGGCATCACGCAAACTATAGATTTTTGACCTACCAGATATAACGTCAGGACAGTAGCCGCCAACGCAGTGACCCATGGTGTCGCCTTCGTACTTAAGGGCATCAGCCAGTTGGCTTTCAGGATATTTCTCAATGTAATCCTCTGGTGTCAAGCCTTTTTGTCTGGCTTCTTCAGTCAACCTAGCAATCATTTGCTTGCGTTCATCAAGTGGCAAAGAGTTGTAATCTGGCGTTTTTAGCTCAATCCACTTGTACCCCTCTGGGTATTCCTTGTAGGTAGGAAAGCCTTCTTGCTGTTGAAGAGCAGTCTCCTGCATCTTTTTAGCCATCTCTTGGTCGTACTCGTAGGTGCGGCGTACTGCCTGCTCCATGCTGACCTTGTTCAGTTGCTCAGGGCGTATACGACCAGCGGCTAAGTCTTCACGTAATACGTCAACAACGTGGTCAAAGCCCAAGTTGTACGTTGACCCTGAGTACAGCCTTGTCTCTGGGTCAAGCTTGGCAACAAACGGGTTGAGGTCGCCAGCTCGCTTCTCAAAGCCTGACTCTCTACCAAGCAAGGTATTGATGTTGCCCTGCAACTCTTTGTACTTTGTGTCACCTAAAATCTCTGCCTTTTGGAAGTTTGGCATCTTGTCAAATACTTCACGGTCTTTAATGTCAAGACCGCCAAGGCGTTGCAAATAGGCGATAAAGTCTTCATCGATTTGTTTCTTGTGGGCATCCAGCTCGGCTCTAGCCTTCTCAATCTTGGCGCCAATGTTTGCCTGATCTTGAATAGCGCCAGCCTTGGTGACCCTGATTGCGTCATCAGATAGGTTTTCCCACCTCTTAGCAAGCTCAGACTTGCCCATACCCTCAGCAGGGTAGCCCTCTGCTTTACGTGTGTCTTCCAAGTATCCTGCGCGATCTAGGTCATCACGTAACGGCATGTGTGTGATGCCCTCTTCAGCCAGCTTTCGTACTGGGTCGTCGCGAGTAGCCATTTCTTTCTTGACGTAGTTCTTTAGGTTACTGTCAATCCAGTTATCAACCGCGGCTTCACCTTTAGTCTGTTCAAGCTGATATAGGACGCGATCAATCTGGTCTTGGTTTAGTGTCGGGTCTTTCAACAACTCTTCATGTTTGGGTATCCGTTGCGCAGGAGTTTCCCCAGCAATTGTTTGTGTTTTCAGCCTGCGCAGGTCGTTCTCAGGGATGCCCAACTGTTCACCGCCACCGAGCCAATTGCCACCTCTAGGCTTGACCACGTTGGACTGCGTGTAGCACC